TTTGGTACATAGTCAGTACGAAGCACATACGCACCGGTAATTGGTTGTGTTGGAAAACTGGTGCTGGCAGTCACGGGCCATCCGTCCGGAGCCAAACCGTCCCCACCCAAATAAGCAGGTATAGTGGCGTTGGGTGTTACCAATCCTGAATCTGTCAATGTAACAGTGCTGTCTGTGGTCAATAAAGTGTTATCAGTTCTAGTACCAATTGGATCACCCGGTCCCCCATCTGCTCGCAGCGGTTCTACATACAACGGCCCAGTGTCATATCCACTGGTAGGTACATCTATGTCTGCTTGTCTAATAATAGCATCATTGATTTCATTTAACTTGGAGAAGTTGGTCATAATTTCTCCCAGCGGTGTATTGGCTTCGTCACCTGCGCTAATGTTATTAAGAATGTCTTTGTATTCTTGTGCGTTGACCATTGGTGTTAATTTTACACGAATTAAATGCGGCCACCAAGTCTGACTAAAACCTTCAGCAGCAAAAGTAACATCTTGCACCACATAGAATCTTTTAAGCACAGCAGGAATGTCTGCGTTCAACGGATAATAATCTTTCTTGTGCTGTAATTCGACCACATCGCCACTCAACAACTTACGACCAATCATGGCCACGCAGTCATTGAGATGGAAGGTCATTACAATAGTGTCGGTGCTGAGCAGTAATCCAAATTGACTCAAGTCCCAATCGTTGTCACTGACCGTATAGACGCCGCGCATGACATATACACTGGTATCGTACTTGCGATCTCTGTTTTCCAAAAACAACAAGTCTTGAATATTCAATGCACTTTCGTTGGTATAATTTGGTTGAGTAGCGTCATTCCAATAAATGCTGATGGGCATGCCCGAGCTAATTGTAGAAGTTACATTGCTGGTAATGGTAACAGTATTTGCAGTGACATTGGTGCTAAAAATTACGGTGTTGGCTTGTATGCCGATTCCGCCCACAGTCTGACCTACTTCAAAATTTGCAACATTGGCAAAAGTCAAAGTTCTAGAATTGATGCTGGTGCTGTTGGTAGTGGGATAAGCATTTGCTTGAGCCAGGGGTCCGAGATACTTGTGCAGCAAAACGCCCGTTCCACCTATGGTGAATTCTTCGCTGATGCGTTTATCAAAAAAGTTGTAATCGTTACTGTGGTTTTCACGCCACATGCTGAGTCTTGGCATATATGGTCTCGCTAATGTAGTATTTATGGCAGGATTGACGATAAAATCCAAAGACAGTATAATTACTGTAATGGACCACTACCAAGCTCAATTGACTGAATTGCTCGCGCAAGTACATACCACCAACGACCCGCAGGGTAAAAACGATTTGAACAAATTGTACAAAGCATGCAGTCAAATACTGACTGAAATAAGTAAAGAAAGCGTTAATTGCCGCAGACTACAAAAAACAACACCAAAGTATTTAGAATTGGATCAGCAGTTCAAAGAGGCCATAAGTAATCTGGAACAATGGATAACTTTTGCTAAACTTTTGTACTAATTGACTTAATTCGATATCGATGTTATAATAACGACATGTACAAAATAATAGGAAAAGAAGAAACATTCAAAACGCTCACACTCGGTGAAGCGATGAATGTTGCTAAGATGATGAACGAATTTGTGACCATCAAAGGCCCAGACTTTGAAGTATGTGGTAAATTTGGTGTAGACTCAGTCAGTGAGGGATTGACCCCAGACGGTCAAGTCTACGATTGGAATAAAGCAGGCCGCATTGGCCGTGTTAAAAAGGAGCAAGCATATGGCAACAGTGGCCGGCATCAAGATTAAAATTAAAGCACCCAAAGTTCGTAATGCAGCATTTGCAGACGAAAAATACACTGGCGGCGAGCCCGAATGGCCAGAAGAAGCAGTAGAATGGGAAGACAGTGAGTTTGATAACTTCCTTCGCCGTAGCTTCTATTACTACAATTATTACTACAATCAAAAAGATTGCAAGAAGTATGTGGTAGAGTGGCTTAAAACCATGCCCACTGAGTTTACCAAAGAAGAAGTCAAGGCATTTGATCGTGCGGCAGATCGTGCAATCCCAATGACAGCCTGTAGTCTGATCATGGCCCGTCGTCAGGGAATGATTTTCCGTACACGACACACCGACTTCCTAAAACAAGTTATCCGTGCGGCAATTTCAGAAGCAGAGCCCGAAGCAATTGAAATAACTTCTTCGGCTGTAAAAGCATATACTCCCACCATTCAAGACCGTCTCAATGAGAAAACCAGCGAGATTATCGGAGAGCTTGAGGGCATGTACGACGATGTGTGCCTAAATAATAAAACAGCATTCAAACCCTATGATTTCTTGACCGGCAACAATGTGGTTCAAAGTCAATTGGGCAAGTACGAAACATTGTTTACTGCCCGCCGAGCTGAACTTGAGGCAGCACAGAGCAAAGAAGACGCTCAATTGACTGAGGGATATAAACACTATAAGGCCGCTGATTTCAAGCGGATTATTGCGTGGATCGACGCACTGCTGGCCGCAGTTGAACAGTACCGCGGCGTAAAGAAAGCCACAAAGAAAGCCAGAGTTAAGAAAGCACCTAGTAAAGAAAAGGTCATAGCCAAACTCAAGTACTGCAAAACTGACGCAGTATTGAAACTGGTCAGTATGAATCCTGCTGATATTATTGGAGCAAATGAGTTGTGGGTGTACAACATCAAAACTCGCAAGCTGGGCAAATATATTGCAGACAACATACAAGGACCTTTGGGAGTAAAAGGCACCAGTTTGATAGGATTCGACGAAGCCAAGTCAGTGTGCAAAACATTGCGTAAACCGGCTGACACTCTCAAAGATTTTGCAAAATCGGGCAAGATTCAATTGCGCAAATTTCTTGACGAGATCAAAGCCACAGAAACTAAAATGAACGGTCGAATCAGCGCAGACATTGTGTTACTCAAAGTTGCATAACATAAAGAGTTCTATTAGCTAAATATGGTTAATAGGACTCTTTTCATATGTCAACAGTTATTCAACCCGACTTAAAAGGCGACTTTAGCCTTAGAACACAAGACTTAGGCGGCCCAGGCTCCATCAGCACCGAGAGTGCAATTGCAGCCAACCCACAAATTCAAACACTCAATCAGCTCAGAAATGATATGGTTGATTATATTCGTTTGAGACTGGGTGACCAAATCGTAGACATCGAGCTGGACAAAGAACACTACGATCTGGCCATCAAACAAGCATTAATAAAGTATCGCCAAAAGGCACAAAATGCAGTAGAAGAAAGCTATGCATTCTTAGACTTGATTCCCAATGTACAAGAATATATTTTGCCCAACTACATCATGGAAGTTAGGCAAATTTTTCGCAGAGGCATTGGCGCTTCTCCCGGATCCACAGCCAGTCAATTTGAACCGTTCTCTTCGGGCTACTTAAACACTTACATGTTGGTGGCTGGTCGTGTTGGTGGACTACTGAGCTATGAATTGTTTGCACAATACCAAGAGCTGGCCATGACCATGTTTGGTGGCTACATAAACTATACTTGGAATCGTGTTACCAAAAAGCTGACATTGGTGAGAAAAATACCTTACGATAACGGCACCGCAGTGCCATTAAACTCATTGACTGCCAGCGGGCTTGCCGCGGGTTCTACAATTACTATGGTTTTACAATCACCGCAGACCAGCGTTCGGCCAGATTCCAGCATTTATATTCAAAACTGTCCAGTTCGCGGTTACGGCGCTGAGTATAGAGTTGTGACCATTGACCCTACCAGTACCATAGTAACAGTGGTAGCCAATCAAGTGTTGGGTTCAGCGGCAGTTACTGGCAGCGACTTACAGAAAACCACAGCTTGGATCCCTGATTACGACTCTGGAACCAACAATATGGAAAGCGTGTTGCTTTGGATTTTCAATCAGAAACCCGACAGTATGCTATTAAGTGATCCACTGGTTTATCCGTGGTTACAAGAATACGCACTGGCATTTGCCAAAAGCATACTGGGCCAGGCTCGAGGCAAGTTCAGTACTTTGGCTGGACCACAGGGCGGCACCACACTAAACGGTGCAGCACTGATGGCAGAATCTGCGGCTGAAATGGCCCAACTCGAAGATGACCTAAAAAATTATGTTGATGGATCGCAACCGTTGACCTGGGTTATCGGTTAAACTTTACTTGATTTTTATCAGTTACTTCTGTATAATACAGTATAGGAGTAATTTATGATCATAGGTCTATGTGGTTTAATTGGCAGCGGCAAAGACACAGCCGCAGATTATCTGTGTAATTTTCACGAATTTCGACGGGACAGTTTTGCTTCCACTCTCAAAGACGCAGTGGCTTCAGTATTTGGGTGGGATCGTGAACTACTGGAAGGTCGTACCAAACAAGCCCGCGAATGGCGAGAACAAATTGATCCATGGTGGGCAGCTCGAATGAATATGCCCGACTTAACTCCTAGATTGGCACTACAGCTTTGGGGTACTGAAGTTTGCCGTAAAGGATTCCATGACGATATTTGGATTGCCAGTTTGGAAAATAAACTTCGAAATGCCAAAGATAATATTGTTATCAGTGATTGCAGATTCCCTAATGAAATCGCGTCAATTCGTAATGCCGGCGGCCGAGTGGTCAGAGTTGCTCGCGGCCCGGACCCAATTTGGTTTAGCCTTGCAAGGGTAACTCCTGCAATGATGCCATTGGTATATCCCGGAATTCACGCCAGTGAGTATAGTTGGGCATCGACGGATTTTGATTTTATCATCGACAACAACGGATCAATCGAAGACCTGTACTCGGATCTTAAAAATCTGGTGTAATAGGACTTTCTCGCCACGGCAGTTTACTGGCCGCCACTTCAACTCGACAATTGAGGCACACTGATCTCAAATTGAGTGGATTGTTATTCT